GATTTCTGCCAGCACTGATGATGTGCCAGCAAATGTCTGTGTTGCTGTAAAAGTGTTGGCAACATTGACAACAGCAATGTTAGCCCCTGCTAGGGTAGTTGCTCCAGTGCCGCCATTGGCTATTGGTAAAGCAGTGCCTGACAAAGTAACCGCTAAGGTTCCGCTTGATGTGATAGGACTACCAGCTACTGACAAAAATGTTGGAACGGTCATTGCAACACTTGAGACAGTTGCTGAAGACGCGGCGTTGGATGCCAACAACTTAACCGTGCCTGCGCTGTTCTTGAAATACAGCTTCTCGTCTAATGTGTTAAGCGCCAACTCGCCAGCAACCAAGTTGCCTGACGTTGGGGCTGCCGCCGCTGTTGTGCTGTAGTACAGCGATATTGGGGTAAAGCCAGTTGCCGCCATTAGAAAGTTCCTCCGAATATGCCAGTAGTGGCAGTTACAGTCGTAAATGTCCCGTTTGCCGCAGTCGTTGCGCCAATTATTGTTCCGTCAATTGTCCCACCAGTAATGGCTACAGCACTAGCGTTTTGTGTTGACATTGTCCCTAAACCAGTAATTGCTGAGTTTGGAATTGTTGTAGATGCAGTAAATGCGCTAGTCCCGTTGCCAGATAAATAACCAGTCAGCGTTGTTGCTCCAGAACCACCGTTTGCTACTGGAAGGGCTGTACCGCTATAAGTTAAGGCCAATGTACCGCTAGAAGTTATAGGACTTCCGCTAACAGTAAACATCGCAGGAGCAGTTAGGGCAACAGAACTTACAGTGCCTGTTCCATCAGTACCCTTTAAAGCCAACACATTCCAGTATGTTGCGTTAGGTGGGGCTTGGTTTGTACTCGCAGCTACGGCATAGTAAGAAGTGCCGTTATAAGTTACAGCGTCACGAATAGCGTAAGTAGTACCGCTACTCCAAGTGCCTAGCCAATTAATGCCTGGCACACCTTGCGCTCCTGTCGCACCCGTAGCCCCTGTAGCTCCTGTAGCACCTGTGTCTCCACGGGGAATCGTAAAGTTAAATATAGCAGCGCCAGATGTACCTGAATTAGTAATTACTACAGAACTACCAGCAGCACCTGTTGTTACAGTACCTAAAGTAATGGTCGCAGCCGCACCCGTAGCGCCAGTTGCTCCAGTCGCCCCAGTAGCACCAACATCACCTCTAGGTATAGTGAAGTTAAATATTGCTGCGCCAGATGTGCCTACGTTTGTAATGATTGCCGAAGAACCCGCTGCGCCTGTAGTAACCGTTCCGACCGCAATCGTGGCGGCTGTACCTGTAGCACCAGTCGCGCCCGTAGCGCCCGTAGCCCCTGTCGCACCAGTATTACCGCGAGGAATGGTGAACGTGAGGATTGGGTTAGTTGCAGTGCCAGTATTTACAACCGATGCGTTTGTTCCAGCAGCGCCAGTTATAGGCGTGGGGAATGTAAAGTTAGGCACAACTCCGAAGAGGCCAGGCGTTGACCAAACCAATGCAGCCGTACTCTTGGAGTTAACCAGTGCAATAGATACCCAAATCTGATTTACAGGGGCTACAGGAGGTTGTAACGTCCATCCCGTTGGGGCAGTACCAGTGTTGGTAGAAAAACTCCAAGAACCGCCCGTAGGAGTCGCTGGCTGGGTTGCTGATTCCTGAAATATAAACCACTCAAAGTATGACCCACCAAAAGATACATTGCTGCCATACAAACCATTTGTTGCTACGCCAGCAGTAATGCCACTACCATAAAGACCACTTGTTGCCATTTTTTGTCCTTACTTAAACGAATATCTGTAGTCGCGTGGCTGAAACTCAGAAGTGAGATGGCGGTCGCCTCCCGACCACTTATCACGAAAGTTTTGATCCTCAATAAGACCATAAGCTTCTTCAATACGAGCAGCCCATTTTTGAGCTTCTGGTGTATTTTTATTCTTGTCGTAATAAGTTTCCAAAGTACCGTAAAAGTAACCTTCAGGGAAAGACGACAACACCGCATTGTTTTGAACAACAGGATTTAAAGAGTCACCAGTAGGGCTAAACAAGAATGGGAACGTCATTGTGTAATAGGCTTTAATGACGACCGCATTGCCAGGGTTTGGCGTAAATATGTAATTCGGCCCCACTTCAGAAAATGACCCACGTATCACCCTTGGTACACCAAAAGGTCTTACATACAGTTGGTCAATCATGCGTCTGCGGATAATCTCTCTATCCCCTACACGGTCGTACATGATCCAAGGACCTACGTTTCCTGATACACCATAGCCATTTGACTCTTGATAAAACAAAATAGGCCAATTCATGTCCGCAGGAATAGGAGCCATTCCGTTGACATCGGTTGTAACTATTGATGGGTTTGTTGGATCGTTAGGATTGGAGCGCAGGCCAGGCAGTTCCAAAGTACGCATTTTTAACTCAGCCAATTGAATAGAACTTTGTATTTCCATTGCAGACTGGGTTGGAATCTTTAGTATTGGTGTTGGCAATGTTGCCGTAGCCCAAATACCATCTGGATCGTTAACAGTAACGGTTGTGCTACTTACTGCTGTTACTACAGTAAATGGATAAAGCTGGTTGTAACCAATAAAGTCACCAACAGTAATAACCCCAATTGGATTAGTTGCGGTTGTAATTACGCCTGTAGTAGTATTTATTGAGTTTGCCGTAGCAGTGGTTGTCTGTGGAAGAGCGCCTACCCATTGAGCAACCCGACTGACTAATGCGTTAGCAGATTGAATGAATAAAGCCATAGCGCTTCCTTACTTTGTCGGTATTGCTGGATTATAGGGCAACGGTATCTTTCCTGAGGGGTGACAAACAAAGTCAGAATAGTACTCATTAACTATTGCATAGAACAGAACCTTGTCTTTTTTATCCATTTTTATCAGTTCCCACGGTCTATTACTAAACCACTTAGAACTAATCTCATGGGCAAAACACTTAGGTAACTGCATAGCGTGGAATGTGCCAGCAAACATTGGGTTATCCGTCCCGTGGATTGCGTGAAACTCTCTACGCTCTTTGCAAAACTGTTTAATATTCTCAACATTCTTTTGTTCATACTGGACATAACGTTCTCCGTTAACAGCACCAACCTTGTAGTTAATGTTGTCAGTATTGAATGTCTGAGACCAAGTACCTGACTTGACCTCGTTATACATCTTGTCGTTTTTAGAAAGTAAACCTTCTACGCCCGCTTCCAAAATACCTTTGGAGTAATAACCTTCGTCAATCTTTGCTTCTTCATTGTTTAAATTCAATTCCATAATTTTTCTTTACAGTTATCAAAATGCCAGCGACGCATATTTGATGAATCGCCAACCCTACTACAGTAAGGGCAAGTGATGCGTGGAGCAGATAGTCTTGCCACACGAATTTTTTCCCTCGCTGATTCTGAATGCGTTTTTCCATACATTACGTTTTTATGTCCTGTACGGGCCAACGATTGTTTTTTTCTGGTTTCCTCTGAAACTTTTAATAATTTGCGCTTTTCTAAAGCACGATCATACGACTCTTGAGAATGCCTAACTCCAATTTTACGTCTAGTTTCTTCACTAGGATTGGAGCAACCTTCACCCCCAGCCGTCAAGTTTGTTAGGTTAACACCAAGTTTTTTTAACTGATCAATCCTCTCTACTTCCACAAGAAGAGCTAACTCTTCATCTATATTTTCTACAATCTTTCTGGCCTCAAAGCCGCCAGCCTTATTAACAACATTTTGCCAATATTTGTTTCTCTGAAACCTTAATTTAAACCTGTTTTCTTTCCCCTTGCCAACATAAAAGATGGCTTCGGTGTCAGGTCTAATGTGCTCATAAACGTAGAACATTTATCGGATCAATGTGCCGCCAAGGTCGGGTGGCGGCTTACCCGTTACTTAATCGCAGCCTTCAGGGGTGCAAGGTCTTGGTCTTGCATGAAGTCTTTAGCAATCATAATTTCCAAGTGAGCGACATTACGCTCCAAGCAGTCTGCCCACTCAGCGTCTTCCATGCCTTCGGGTTGACCTGCGTTGATGAGGGCTACGCTGTCCATAGCTGCCGAGAGATGGCGAGCGATTTCCTCTGCGGTGATTTGTTCGATGATTTCAGACATGGTGTTTCCTTTCAGTTAATTAAGGGTGGGTTGCTTTGTATGCGTCAAACTCTGCTTTGAGTTCTTGAATGGCGGCTGTTA